CCAATTTCGCCTAAAGGATTGAATAAGGTTGATAATCATTCCTAGTGGCCCAAGAACAAAGGTAAATGCCGCGCCCCATTCGTCATACTTAGCGATAACTACCGCGATTATCGCTATCAATGCAGCTATACCTAAGATTATTAAGCCTATTGGGTTTGCCGACATCGCTGCGTTCCAAAGCCATTGAGCTGCCATTACAGCTTTAACCCCTAAATTCCATGCTGCCAATAATGTACTTGCCGCAACCAAAATAATCTTTAATGCGACAAAAGCACCTACAATGTAACCGATTATTTCCAACCAATACAAGGCTGTTTCAGCATAACGCCTTATTGTTTTTTCTTTTTCGCTCAACTTGCTTTCTGCTTCCCCAGCACCTCTAGCTAAAGTCAGCATTTCAGCAGCTACATCAATTACACCCCTAATGGTTTTGCCAATTTTACCATTGCCATCTTCAATAGAAAGGATGAATCCCTCGTATGCGCTTTGAAGTCTAAATATACTACCTTGCAAAGTGTCACCCATTGCATCCGCCATTGCTTTGAGCCTTTCCTCTGGTGACTGCAAGGAATTGGCAAAATCAAGCATATTATCTTTGCCGTCAATGAAAGTTGCAAACGCTGCCACCGAACGCCTATCGGTTAAGTTTAACATTTCTGTAAGGTCAGCCCCCGAGTTTTTAACTCTATCTAGCCCCTCAACTAATTCACTCATATTGCTCACTGACCCACCCATTGCTTTTGATAGCTTGCTATTGCTATCGGCTGCCATCAGTAATATGTTTTTAGTAGATGTTGCAGCTGTACTCGCATCAAATCCAGAATCTGCTAATGATGCGAAAAGAGCAGATGTTTCTTCTAGTGAAAACCCTGCGTTTTTTGCAATGGGGGCAACCTTTGACATTGATGTAGCAAAAAACTCCATATCTAAGGCAGCCTTTGTTGTCGAAACACCAAGCACTCCAGCAACACGACCTGCATCTTTAGTTGTTAATCCAAAGGCTTTTAGGGTTTGCCCAGTTTGTTTTGCTGCTTGCCCTAATTCAACCCCTGTTGCTTGGGCTAAATAAAGCGTTGACTCGGTTGTGTCTATTATTTGACTTTGAGTAAATCCTAGTTTTGCATATTCTTTTTGAAGTTCAGCAACCTCAGTAGCCGTAAACATAGTTGACGCGCCTAGTCTTTTAGCGTCTTTTTGAAGTTCTTTTGTGTTTTTTGAGGTTAATCCTAATACAGATGCTACGTTCGCGTTCGCTTGTTCAAAATCCTTGAAAACATTGATTGCGCCCCCCACAACGCCAATGATTGCAGTTGCACCGAGAATAATACCCAACTGCCCTAGCTGACGGCCAACCGCCCTAATTGGGCTGGTCAACTTTCTAAAACCTCGATTTGCTTTGGCTAATCCTGTTTGCGCTCGTGTGGCAAAGGATGATGTAGCGGCCTGCATACGCTTGACCTTAGCCGTGTACTGGTCAATCGCTGTAAACTTCGTAGAAACACTACTTGTTGCCGCCATTTGTTTTTTCTTTTACTTGTCTATCTTCTTCTAAGGCATCATCATACCAATAAAAAAGACCTTCAATATCTATCCTATCGAGATACAAGTCTGTTAACACACTTGGCGGCCAACCTCTCGAACGTGCTACACTTCTATTTGCCGCGTCCAGTTCACGTTCGTCTATACCAAAAAAAACAGAGCGATTGACTGTGCTATGTTGTAATCGCTTACGTCTAGCTTACTCAATACACCCTTCGATTGCTCGGTTGCCGCTGCAATGTATGCCGACACTCTAGCATCTACGTCTGTTCCTGCACCCTTCAAATGCTTCGATACTTCTTGCTGCTTCAATCGTGGCTTAAACACTAAGTTTTGAACCGCTGTTGATCCAGTCGCATTTTTAATAGGCTGTTGAAGCTCTAAGGTAATATTGCAGTCCTCATCAACGCTAATAATACCATCTTCTACAAGTTCGATAAGTTCATTTATACCGTCCTCGTTTTTTTCGCGTTTCTTTTTGCGAATCCTACGATAGTCCAACCAACGGTTAATGTCCTTTTCCGCAACTTCTCTTGTTACTCCACCTTCGGGCGTTTCCACCCCTTTTTCTCCTTCTTGCATAGTATTTAATGTTTGAGGTTTAAATTAATTCTGCAAGACCGCCACCGCTTATTTTCAAAGTCATTGTGTTTACGTTCTTGTCTACTTGAATGTCTCCTACTGGCTTCCCCTTACCGCCGTAAACCGAGCCGTTCACGTGTGTAAAAGTCCAATCGGCAAGTTGTGGTGAGCCAGCTAATGCAGTCATATTTTCTTGGGTTTCTTGCAATTCGTCCACCGCAATAGTTCCCTCACCTGACCAACGCACACGGTTAATTTGGTCAATCATTTGACCGCCACCATCGATCATGTTAGCATCGTCATTTGAACGAAAGCCGCCCAAGTCTAATGTAAATGATTCATTACTTTTTGGGAGTAGTACGCCCTGCCCCAATGTTGGGTGGTTGTATGTAATTTCAAGAATGTCGCCTCCTATTGCTGCCATGTTCTATTTATTGTTTATCCAAAATTAAATCCTGCCTGTGCATCTGTCGTAGATATACGGGCTGTTCCTGTACGCTTATAGCGGAAAAATGTCTCTAGTCTGTCGGGGTTTGTCTGACCTATCGAAACCTGAATACTGTCTTTTGAAAAATCTGCATCGGCAACTAAAGCCCTACGCACCAAGTCATCAATGTACGCCCTAATTATCGCTTTCCATTGTTTTGGCTTAATAACACCTGAAGCATCCACAAAGTCGCCATCAGCTGCCAATGTCTTGTCAACTACATTGATTATTTCTAGTAAGAAGTAACCGTACTTCACATTAAAGTCTAGCATCAAGTTACGGCAGTAAGCAAACTGCGCTGGGTCTTCCCCTATTGGATGATAGGTTGTAACAAAATCCTGAATTTGATACCTTCCGCTTACTAGGTCAACTGTGGAACAACCTTTCTTTACAAACGTGTCTCGGTTGTTATAGTCAGCCATTGAACCGATTGCTGTTGGTGTTGGCATATCTGGATAGCTCTGACCCCCAAGGTCAATGTTAGGCGAATTTTGGCTTGACTGTGCAAACAAGAAACACATATTTGCAGCTGCCTCAATCGTAAGTCCTTTGCTTAATGGCGCAGGGCAAATTGAAATAGTCACATCGTCTTTTCTCGCATCCGTGATTGAACTAGGGTCATCCGCTGTTGAGCCAGTTAACGCTATAAAAGGCTTAAATATGATTCCTGAGTAACGCCCTGTCGGTGTGTTTGGATCAGGTATTCCGTTGAACGCTTCAAGCGCGTCCATTGTAGTAGTTTCTGTTGAGTAACCGTTAATTACGATTGTGTACCAAGTGTTCCCGATTAAATCAAGAGCGCCTGCAATACTTGGTGTTCCTGAACCTGCGCTTGTTTCGTTATAAGTATAGGTAATTCCCAAAGTGTCATCACCCGTGTCAACTGTCACAGTCAACTCATCGGCTGTTAAACCCTTCCACTTGCTCGTTAAAGTGGCTTCGTAATCTGTTGATGATGCGCTAAACGGGCAACCTAGCACGTTATTTACAGCATCCTCAATTTTTTGTGTGATGTCGGCTGCGGTGTCGTCCTTATTGATGTTGATTGCGTAAGGCACGGCATCTAACGATTCACGCCCTGCAATGGTCAAAAAGTGCGTTCCGTTTCCTGTGGCTGTGCCTACGGGCGTAATCTCAATTTCTTTTGCGGTTGCACTACCTGGTTCTTCTTGTGCGATAATGTCAACAGGTATTCCAGCTAATCCCGCACCCCCTTTTGGGAATAAAATACGCATCGCTGAATAAATCGGAGAGCCGTATCCGTATTGCTGACCAGCTTCTTGCAAGGTGGTAACATTTCTTACGGTTGTGTCTAGTGAGCCTTGATTCGCTGTGTTGGCTTCTCCTAAAATTAGTATTCGTTGTGGTAGGTTAGGGCTTGTATCCTGAAACGAGCCTTTAGTTATCTTGTACGCTGTTACTCTTGATTTTAGGCTTAAACCAGCCGCTGTTGAAATTGCCATGTATGCGTAATTTAATTTATGCTTTGCGTCAAAATTATTAGGTAAACGCTGTTTTTGATTTACCTTTACCGAAAATTAGGCACATGAAAATAGGTGTGATTTGCCCCGATAGAGGCGACCGACCAAAGTTTCTAAACAACTTCAAACGGATGTTAGAAAATCAAACATTGCAGCCTGATGAGGTGCTTATTGTTGGTCTGGATGAGGTCAAAGTAACCGACAAAAAGCCCGATATTACCAAGCGATACAGATACGGTTATGATTATATGAGCAAAAAGGGCGTTGACGTTATTGCGTTAATGGAAAATGATGATTGGTATTCGCCCGATTATTTAAAAACTATGATTGCTGAATGGGTAAAAAACGGAAAGCCTGATATATTCGGCACTAACTATACCATTTATTACAACCTACATTTGAACAAAGGTTTTACATTTAACCACAAGCGCAGATCGAGCGCAATGAGTACCCTAATCAAACCAAATTTAGGGTTTAAGTGGTGCGCTGAACACGAGCCTTACACGGACATTCATTTATGGCATCACATACAGGATAAAAAAACCTTTGAGCCTAGTCAGCATATCTGCATAGGCATAAAGCACGGCACGGGGTTATGTGGTGGGCGGCATCACACCGATAGGCTTAACCGTTACGAAGCAAAAAAGTATGATATATCTTTGCTCCAACAAACAATGGACGAAGCATCTTATAAATTTTACACAAACTACCTACATGAGTAAATTTAGAGTTGGTGTTTTGACTTGTATTTGGCAACGGCACGAATTGTTTACCGCTTTTGCCGACCATTGGGAGTATCTTAATGGACGTTTTAAAAATGTAGAATTTGTTTTTGTCGCTGTTGGTAGTGAGGGTAAATCTTCTAAAGATATTTGCGAAACTACTTTGTTTGAATACCACCACTATCCTAACCGACCATTGAGCAATAAATGGAATTACGGCTCGAACATTTTAAGGTACAAAAATATTGATGCGGCTATTTTTTTAGGCTCGGACGATTTTATTTGTGAAGATACCTTACAACGTCTTTTGCAAAATGTATCCGATGGTTATGACTTCGTGGGGCTTCAAGATTGCTACCTACTAAATGCACCAACGAAAGAGCTTGTTTATTTTAACGGCTATGACAAGGGGCGTAGTGGTGAGACTGTTGGTATAGGCAGATGCCTTTCTGCTGACTTACTAAAGGCGTTAAACTATTCTCCCTGGCGTAGTGGGTTAAATTGTCGCCTTGATGGCTCAATGCAACGGAAACTACGGAGAATCAGTTATAGCAAAATGAGTTTTAAATGCCGCCATATTGACGGATTTGCCGTTGATGTAAAAACGGGTGTAAACATAACGCCATTTACGAAAGATTTACCCACCGCACCAAAAGAATTAATAACTAAAATACCTGTACTCAATGGATATTTATGACCCTTACGCAAGGTTTGATTCTTCAAACGAAATACATCCTACTGCCGTAATTTACCCAAATGTAAGACTTGGTAAAAATAACAAGATAGGCGCTTACTCGGTAATCGGATCTGATGGAGAAATAAGAAATTCAGATAAGTTTGAGGGCTTTGTGACTATTGGTGATGGTAATGTGATTTCCGAACACGTTACGATTCAGCGACCACAAGATAAAAGTAAATTTACTGCCGTTGGCGACAATAATATTATAATGGCTCACACCCATATAGGACACGATGCGAAGGTTTGTAGTAATTGTGAAATAAGCACTGGTACAATTATCGGTGGTTATGCCTTAATCAAAGATGGCGCAAAACTAAAAATAGGCGTTACCGTTCGCAATAGAATTACAATAGAGAAGGATGTTATTGTCGGCATGGGTTCTGTTGTGGTAAAGGACATAAGCGAAGGTTTGACGGTTGTAGGTAATCCAGCAAGAAAGATTAAATGAAATTAGCTGCACTTTATACCGTTTGGAACGGACTAGAGCTACTAGAGAAATCTATTGAGCAAATAGATCACGAAGTTGATTTTATTGTGATATGCTACCAAAAAACCAGTAATAAAGGGGAGTATTGCCACAATGTCGAGGATTTTGTGCGCTCTTTCCACGATTCTAAGATAACAATCATTGAATTTCAGCCCGATTTACACAAAAACACGAAGCAAAACGAGATTGAAAAGCACAATAAATTGATTGATGCGGCTAAATTATTGGGTGCTTCTCACTATTTTTTCAGCGCAACCGACCATTTTTACAATCGTACAGAGTTTAATCAGGCTAAAAATGAGTGTGAAAAAGGCGGTTATGACGTTACTTTTACCCGAATGTTTACCTATTACAAGCGTGTAACGTGGCGATTAGACCCTATTGAGGACTATTTTATGCCGTTTATCTGCAAGTTACAGCCAAATACGCGCGTTCAGAGGCAAAAAACCTATCCTGTAAGGGTTGACCCTTCGATTCAAGTCAACACGTGCGACAAGTGGCGTTTATTTGAGCGAAGTGAAATAATGATGCACCATTACTCAATGATTCG